TCTGAGTCTTTATTTGTCGCATCTGTCCGCCACAGGTAGTATGGCAGAGAGACCACGGATTGCAACACTCGCGTTTTCATTTTAATAAACGCGAAGCCAGAATCGTCCCAGTTTTGTCGGGTGACAAAACCGAATGGGTCCTTCTCTACTGAATCGGCAATGAAGCACGCCTTTTCAGGAAAGAAGTGTTCTGTCCAGTGTTTTGCATGTGAACGTCTTCTCGTGAGAAAAAGAAGGGCATGGAATCTTCCATAGTCAATCTTCAACCTCTCGGGTGACGGATGTGTAACCCGCAACCTTTTAAGTCGATAGACTGGTGTCTGCCACTTTATTGCATCCTCGTGTTTGAAACTCGGACACGTAGTTGGCGTAGGTGAAAAGAACCATGCTACGACATCCTCGGAAGGAGGGCCGTAATTCACAACTGCTGCGTACTTTTTGGTAAGAGCCAGAGACCCATTCAAGGGAATCTTATAAGCATCTGACCAGAGGTAGAGCAGGTTATGGGTCCTGTGAAGCTCCCATAAAGCAGTTACTGGTTTTTTAATGGTTGGGCGAGTGATCAGTTCACCCATGAAGTAATCGTGGCCACATGATTCGCGTATAGGTCCGCTGCTAAAAGATTTCTCTTTATTCAGCGAAAAACCACAGCGCTTAAGGACGTATGTAACGTCCAGAACCAGACGACTAGGGATTATAATATCATCCCCATAAACAGCGATTTCTTCTTGTATACTTCTGAAATCTTCTCCCAAATACTCACAAACCCCATAAATGAGACTCGCAAATATCAGAGTTTCAATTCCAAAAGTAAAACCATTACCCATAGCAGATAGCTTTTCAAAGACGACAGAAGTACCGTCCTTGAAAGTTCCAATGGGTGTGCGTAGCCGCTTAAGAAGCGTTGCCCACTCATCAGGAAAAAGTCGCAAAAGAACAATTGCGATAGAGTCACTGGCCATCTTTAGATCCAACGTAGATGTTTTATCATCACGTGAGCCTGAGTGTGCCAAGAGCTGATTTTTGATCTGTGTTGAAATATCTATGCCGTACGCTTTTAGGCGATTGGCGATATGAGACCCAACACCCAACTGGAGAAAAACATTACCGGTTGGTTCAGCAGAAATGCCTCTAAGTTTTTCGCTATCCTTTGGAACGAAGAGCTGTCGACTGGATTCAACTTGAACTACGCATGATGAAACTAAATTATGCGGTGTTAAGTCGAGCTCCAGTAACGAAGCGTCAGTTTGAAGTTTTGCCTTCGTGTTTTGCACGAGAGAGCGAAACCAACGCCTGTCGAGGAGTAAAACATCCTCAAACAACTCTCTAGCTCCAGACGTAACGCCAAAAGGTGGAAGAAACTTTTCGATTGGAATCGAATTGTCCCCTTTCTTATCGGCAGTAGCGCCTGGACCGTGATACGACTGATTAAAAATCAGTGAAATATCAAGTGGCCCTAAGACTCGGTGGATAAAATCTTCCGCATGCCGGAGAACCGGATAGAGAAAAACTTCATCAAGACAGTGTTCACCGTCTATGATGTCCGTTTTGTCAAACTTCTTCCACAAAGGATCGTGGTTAACAGTCTGACACTTGGCTTCAGCTAATACAAAGTTCGCATAGGCTGTCGCTTCTTTGTCGAAGGGACTATCAGGAAAATCAAATTTTTTCAAAAAAGATAATAATCTAATTTTCCTAATAATTCGTACTTGATAATCAGAGGACCCGTTTATACAATCTGCCCACGAAGGACAGTATTCAGTGCTCAGGTCATGATCTTTGCACCATAC